GGCGAAAGCAGAACCTTCATTGCATCTTTAGAAGCTTGGATATCAGCTTTGTAACGCTGACCTTCCATTGACTTACTACCAGCCTTATCATGAGAAGAGAGTGAAGGCATGTCAGCAAAGTCACCTAAGTGAACAATGATGTCAGGCTTCATATCTACTGCATAACGACCGATAGCATCAAGGAAAGCAAAGTCATCACCAGGTCTGATCTGAGTATCTGGAATTACCATAATACGTTTACTCATCGTAGTGATCTCCATTGTTACCATTCTGACCTATGTTATCGATACGATCTTCATCCCATTCATCAGCTGTATCTTCATCAATCATTTCGTCTGTTAGCTGATCGTTGGGATCTAGTGGACAACTCATGATGGGACACCCCCTTCTTGTTTAAATAGATCTAATTCTTGTTGTGCATCTGATTCTTGAATCTTGATGATACCATTGAACACTAAGTTCTTGATTGCATGGTCCATTAAGAAACCAGCTTCAGCTTCTGTAACATTGAAGTCAAAGTCTAAACTACCATCTTCCTCATTGCGAACACAATTGTCTATACGCATTTAACCAATCCTTTCTAAAGTCAAGCCATTCAAAGTTGTTAAGTTCAGCCCACATCGCATACGTTGTCTTACTACCTCTGTGTAACTTATTCGATGCATTCTGAAATAACATTATTATTCTGATGTCTGGATTACACTCTCTAAACCATAGCATCTTCTTACGAGTTTCTAGATCTAGTAACCCTTTAGCCTCAAGATAGATCTCCTTACTCGCATCTGTTTTAAAGTCTGGAGTGTAGGTTCTTTCTTGTACTGGTTGAGTAAACTTAATCTTAGTTGGTTCATACTCTACAGAAGGATATTCTTTTATTAGTGTATTCCAAACCTTTTCTTCTAACTTACTTTTGAACTTGGGCATTTAGTAATGTCTCATATCGAGTAGCAAAGCTATCTCCTTCATGACGTAAGAGCCATAGGCATTGTGAATCTATTAAGAAGTCTTCTTTATTAGGATAAAGTTGATACACGATGTCAAACATCTCTTGCTCAGACTTACAACCTTGTAAAAGTTTCTTAGCTTTAGCTTCACCTAAACCTTTGATCCCCTTAACATTATCAGAAGTGTCTCCTTTAATACATTGCTCATAGAATAATCTAAGTCCTTCTATCTCTGTTTGTTCTACAAAGTTATCAGGTTTAGACCAACTAAGTGTGCCTATTGCCCATTGAAAGTGTTTCCCTGGAACTTGTAACATATCCTTATCTAGAGAGCAGATAGTTGTAGTACCTCCCACCTTATCTTGGTGAATAGACATAGCATCATCTGCTTCTAGAGTATCAGGAGCCCACTCAGCATTTAACTTCTTAACTGCATACTGCTGTAATGCAGCTAAGTGTATAGGCTTAGGAGCTGTTCTGTTAGCTTTGTACAAGGGATTGATAGTCTTACGGAAGTTATTAGGTCCCGTAAGGAAAGCTCTGTAAGAGGTAGCACCAACCTTAGATTGAATACCCTCAAACAGATCCTTCATCCTAGATATGGCGATGCCTACTGACTCATTCTCAGCACTAGCTGCACTACGAAAGCAAACAAGATCCATATCTATAAGAGCTATCATTATACAGCTACTCCTTCAGGTACAGAACCAGCTGCTTCATAAGCAACAAGATCAGTAATTGCTAAGGTAGTAAGAGAAGGTGATTTACCAGACTTACCTTTGAACTTCCAATCGTAAGTATCAACAACGGCAATAGCTTCACTGCCATTACCAATACGAACATCAGTAGAGAAAGGTACGCCATCACCATCAATAGCTTTGATTGGGTAGGTAGATTTACAGGTAATATAGTCACCTCGTTCATATTGATCATCTGCTCGATTGTTAACGGTTATACCCGCATCCTTTAATTCTTTAACTGCTTGGAAACTTAAGTTACATAAGTCTACTTGGTACTTACCAGACATCTCGTTAGGTTCGTTTAGTTGAGCCCAGAACAACTTTGCTTTAATTTTAATTGCCATATTTAAATACTCCAGTGATGATATACATTTACAATAATGTGAATACAAGTTACTACTTCTAGTACTGTGATCCAAGTTTTACTAAAGGGGAACATCGTCATCCTCTCCACTCTTAGGTTGCACTAAATCAAAGTCAACCCATTGAGTAAAGCCTTTAGCGTCAGCCTCGTCTACAATATCTATCTCGGTACCCTTGGTCCAACTACTCGCAGCTTTGTACACATTCTTATTTCTAAAAGAGAATAATCGTTTAGATAAGACTTGGTCCTCATTATCCCTGAAGATAACTTCTATAGCTTGATACTCTAAGCCATTAGCTGATTGGTGAGAGCTAGGGGTACCCACATCAATAATTTTAATTCTAAGCATTCACTTCCTCCATGTTGTTCGTCCATCTAATCTTGCATGCTCTATTCTGTGACAATTAGAGCATAACAAAATACATTTATCTACTTCTTTTAAAGCAGACTTATAACTTCTATTTCTTAAATTTGTCCATACTTCTTTAGTGCTTGGGTCTAAATGATGAAAGTCATAAGCAACATCTGGATAACTATTGTTGCAGTGAGCACATTTATTTCCTTTATACTCAACTAATTTACTTTTTATATCCCTTAGTCTAGCCAATCCTTTAGCATTACAATCTTTTTTATTTTCTTGATAGTATTGCTTTCTATAAGCTTTTCTAAATTCTTTATAGTTTTCATATAAATGCTTGTCAGTTTCCCACTTCATATACTTCCATATCCTTCCAATTAGGTCCCACTTGTATTTCAACTCGCATAGGTAAATTAAACTCTTGTCCAAATATCTTTTGAAAGTTTTTAGGTACGTCCATAAAACAATCATTTACTATCTTACTAATATTATAGCATGATACTTTATTAATGTCAACATCTAAAATGATTGAATCGTGTACTGTATTGACCATCAAGACTCCTTCTTTACCTTTCAATCTATTACGAAGTGAGACACGAGCTAGAGCCATAAGATCAGCACCTAGACCCTGTACTGGATAGTTAAGTATCTTAGTGCGAGGGAACTTAACCTTACCATACTTAACCTCAGGCTCAAACTTATAGAACCTACCTGTAGGCATATCGATACGACCATCACGCATAGCACGTTCTAGTAGTTGCTCATGCCATACCTTTAGTCCTGCATACTTTTCGTAGAACTGATCAATGACTCCTTGCCAGAACGTTTCATCTCCAATACTTGAGAAGTTAAGATCATTCGCATAAGAGTACGCTGATCCTCCGTAGATGAGTCGAAACACGAACGTTTTAGCAATAAGTCGACTTGGTAGTCCAAATCGCTGTTGGTTGTCTGCATGCTGATCTACTCCTAAAAGAATCTCATCGATAGCTACTTGGTCTTGACTTAAGTATGTGGCTCCTACCCACTCTAATTGTTTAGCATCTGCTTGTAGTAACATCTAGTATAAGTCCTCCCATAAGCGTTCAAGATATACATCTTTCTCATAGGCATCAAGTAAATCGAGAGTAGAATAAACCTTTGATTCCTCCGTCGAAGTTCTGCAAGTTTGGTTTACTGCTCGACAGTCGACCTGTCCTCGCAACGCATTGATTAAGTTGTCCATGTATCTTATTCTCCTTCCAGTTAAGTTCAGCTGATAGCTTGAGTAATCCTCTGTAGTACGTTGATACTCTCTTCTCTAAGTCAGACCTAGTGAGTAGTGTTTGAATAGCTTTAAGAGAGTGTTGGTTCCTACTCTTGAGAGACTTGAGTGTAGCCTCATCAGTAGAGAAGTAACCTTCTTTAGCTAACTCTGAACCTCTAGGTGGAGTAAAGAGTCTAGGTAACTCAACTACATAGTCTTCCCACTTTTCTTTTGTCTCACCTTTACGAGCACCTGTCTTGTAAAAGCCAGCAGGGACTTTGCGAGAAAGCTTAATGCTTCCGCCATAAAGTAAGCAACTGAGATGATCACCACTATTGGGATTAAAACTATCACAGTTATGGTACTGATACAACTCGTTATCCAACTCGACGATTTGTGCATCCAATTCATTTGCTAATTCCTCACTCTTTGTTGCGTTATATAATAGACCATTGTATTCCATTTCTTGTAGAACCAATAGATCTTGATTGTGTATACTGATTAGTCGCTGTAGCTGTAACCCACCAGCTTTAACTTCTTCTAACTGTTTGAGATATACTTGGTACGTTAGATCTAAGTCACCTTGTAGATACTCTTCTAGAATAGATTTAGGTATGTCTGGTGTATCTATTCCATTCTTCCAATACTCAGTACTAACCACATCAAGCTTAGTACCCAGACCGTAATGAGCAGCGACACCATTGAGAGATGGGTAGCTTGCCTCTTGTCCAGTAAGTATAAAGTGTACAAGTTGACAATCCCAAATACGTTTAGAGCCAAAAGAAATTCCATATCTGTTTATCCAATGTAAGTCAAACTTAATGTTGAACCCTATAAGTATATCACAATCATCAATCTTTTGTTGGATCTCTTGAAGCTTAGGTACATAGGGATCATGAGAGTATTCTATATCGAATAGTTTATCTCCGATGCCTACATAGCACAGCTTGTTAGTCTGATCGAAAGGATTACCTTTGTTAGAGATTGTTGTTTCTACGTCTAGTACTAACTCTTTCATCGGAATCCTTTAATAAGTAATGTTGTATAAGTAATGTTGTTACGATACCTAAACCAAAAGCTTGGTAGTAACACTGAATATATTCAATAAATAGTTGCATGCCATATGTCCCATTTTGTCCACACATCTCCAAGTTGATTGTAAGTTTTCTTAGCGATACCGTATGGTGGAGTTACTTCTGCTAATACTTTGCTATCTCTGATTTGATACTTAGCACCTATCTCTATCAAAGGTTTGTTCCGTAACTCATGCTCATAAGGTAAATCATTTAGTATCATTAAAGATCCTCATACCTAGCTACCTCTGCTCTAATCAATACCTTAGCACTACCGTGTCGTTTCTCAGGTAGGGTATCCTTGTCACCTAACAGTTTGTTTTTACAGATGTTAAAGTATCTGAATCGACTGGTGTTATCTGACTCCTTACCTATGCCTAAGATCCAGTCAGCTTCGCCTTGCTTCGCAGTCTTGCTGCCATCAACCATGTCCATCGTTAGCCAAGTCTTACCCTCTGCTTCTCCTGAAGCTTGAGATACAGCGATGACTGGTGCATAGTTCTTAGAGATCTCACGAGCCCATTGATAGATAGCCTTAAGCTCCAAGTCCTTACGTTCTGCTTTGAAACCTTTAAGCTTATCTATCTGATCAAAGATGATAAGTGCTGGGTTAGCAGTCTTAAGAATCTGTTCTATGCGTTGTATAGAAGATGAATCCTCGAAGTCGTAGATCTTAATCTGATCCTTAGTCTTCATCTCATACACTTTCTGATTGCGTTCTAAGTCGCCCCATAGAGTGTCAGTAGTCATACCTAGTACAGCTTGGAAGCAACGAATACCAACCTTGTTGCCTTGCTCTTCGTTGTTGAACCACAAGATGTTACCATCTGTTTGTTCTACCATGTGAGAGATCTCACTAGCAAGGAACGTAGTCTTACCTGTCTCAGGTCTAGCAAATATAAAACCGAAGTCACCCTTGCGTAGAGAACCGAAAGATTCATTCAAGAACTTAAGTCTCCAACGTAGCCCAGGTGTTGCTACTTGGGAAGTATACAGATCTGCTAGACTCATCTTGACAGTGACAGGAGTATTATCCTCTACCTCTTGTAACTCTAGGTTAGAGAACAGAGCAAGTAAATCTTCTACTGGAGTCCTACCATCCTCTACATCTAGAGCCATCTTAGCGATGTCTCCAGCGAGAGAACGTCGACGATGTTCTTCAAGAAGAGAGATGACTGCCTCTACGTTTACCTCTAGACTATAGATAGATTCTAGTAATTCTCTAAGTTCCTTACGCTCAGAGTCTTGCAGAAGGTAATTACTTAAGTAACATAACTCAAGATCCTCTACGCTACAGTTGTCTTTAGTAGAGTACTTAGAGTAATAGATTGAGAGAACGTTAAAGACTTTATAGATGTTAACATAGTTGTTCTTTATATAGGTAATATTAACATACTTATAGTATTTTGTAAAGTCTTTTTTATCCTTCATGAAAAGATTTATGATTTGAAGTTCAACCATTCAGTTAGTTCCTCCTTGGTATATTCTTTGGGATCCTCAGGAGAGATAACTATCCTAGTAGGTATTCCACGTTGTTTAAATTCCCTAGAGATTCTCATAGCTTCCTTAGCTTTATCCCTATCTAGCCATAGGACAACCATTTTAAATCGTTTGGAGAGCGTTTGTATAGTGTCTCGTGTCATACTACAACCAAGCAAAGGTGTAGCACAATAAGATGGTGAGAGTCTAGCTATCTTGATTGCCGATAACACATCCTCTACACATACTATAGTATCACTCATACCATAATAAGTCAAGGGCTTTCTACCGTAAGAGGAATACTTAGGTCTACCTTTCATGAAGCTACGACCCTGCCAATAGGTAGGCATGTTAAGTAAAACTAATAGTTGATTCTTCACATCCCACCCCATCTTTGAGTCAGTAATTTCATCGTTAGTAATGCCATATTTAAGTAGCCATTGTTTAGGTTCTTTAGGTAAATCATAAGTAAGAGTTGGAGAGTTAGACGGATTAGTAATAGGGATACTATCTCTACTATTTACTCTCTCACGTATTGACTTTATGTCATCTTTGTGCTTAGTATACTTACACCCAAAACAAAAGAAGTGATCATCATACTCAGCTAAATTGTCCTTACTACCACACTTTGGACAAGGCAGATGTCTAATGAATTGTGCCATAACTTCTCCTAAATTCCATTAACTTCTGGTATCTCCTCTGATTCAATGGAAACAACAGTCTCTAAATCCTTACGACTAGTGCTCGGAACTTCTTCCCTCACAGTAAAGTAACAGTCACTACATAGGTCTAGATAGACCCCATGATGATCTTTACGAGTAGCTTCGTAGTCACTTAATTCACAATCACACGCTTGACATCTCATGATGCACAGTCTCCACATGATGGTTGGAATTCAGTACGTTTTTGTTGCACATACTCCCACAGAATAGAGAGTTGTTCACTATCTGAAACTTGTATTTCTAGGATCTGTTCTATCTCATCAAGTATTTCTAATGCATCATCCATTTGCATACTCCTTAAAAGTTTGTGTGTATTTATCTAACGTAGTGCCTACAAGTCCAGGCGCAGTATTGACTTCGAACAAGAAGACTTTGTTGTCACGTTCACGATAACCAATGTCAACAGCACCGAAGTCTAGACCTAGTAGTTTAACTGCTTGTATAGCAGCTTGCTCTATCTCTACTGGATAGTTAATGTCAGCACGAGCATAGATATAACCATTAGAGTGATTACGAATGCCAGTGTCACCACCAGTCCAATTAAGTCTACGTTTCTTTTGCTGAACATCTATGACCGACTCTCTGAATACATGAACACGATACTCATACTTATGTTTAGTACCAAGAGTATACAAGGGTGCCTCGACTAGATCAATGATGTTCTTAGCTATTACTATACCACCTCCGCTGTGACTTGTCAAGGAAGTTCTACAATAGATAGACTCCTTGCCTAATCGTTCGCCCCCTTCTGTAGCTATGTAGAGCATGTTAGATGCATCATACCTAGTGGTACAATAGTTGGGTAGATAGGGATACTCATTCTCATACAGTAGATCAAAGGTCTTAAGCTTGTTACATGCAATAGCAATAGCACTGTGCTTATTGAGATCAGTCTCTACATAAGGCATACTCTCAGATAGACGAGAGTTGCCCCAGTTAATGATGATATCTCTACGCTTGGCTTCGTAACTAGAACGAACCCGTCGAACCCCAAGAGATTGAGCTAGGGATCGAGCTGACAACGACCCCATCTTATACGGGAACACCTTGAGAAATTTCATTAGCCTTCTCCTTTAGTTTAAGTTTCTGTAACTGTTGAATCTTGAATCTAGTCTCCATCTGTTTAATCTTGATGGCAATACCACGCAATCTAGGATCATCAGGTAAAGGGTTAGCCTTAATGTCTAGAGTAATAGGACCTAACTTAGCTTCGTATGCATCTAGGTTATATCCTCGTGAACTAAGACAGATACCACCACATGTGTGGAAGTTTTGCTTAT